ACTTTTAACAAATGAAGATAATAGTTTAAAAGCACATACATACCAAGATACTATTATAAAAGCTGGAGAAAAATCAGCACTTGCAAAAGTTATACTAGATTTAGAGATAAGCTCTACAAATGAAAAAACAGAGATTATCACAACTCCACTACCTTATCTTTTAAAAGCTACCAGTAAAGGTGCTTTTATGTTTGGTACTACAACAGAATTAGATGAAGAGTTTAGAATAAGAATTTTACAATCATTAAATAGATTTTCTACAGCTGGAGCAATTGGTAGCTATCAGTATCATACTTTTAGTGCAGATAGTAGAATTGATGATGTATCGGTTCTAAGTGAAAAAGAGGGCATAGTAGATATTTATTTAGCTTCAAAGTATGCAGTTGATGATGTGATGATAGATAGAGTAAATAAAGCTTTAAATGATGAAAAAACAAGACCAATAACAGATAAAGTTAATGTTTATCAAGCAAATATTATCTCTATCGATATAAAAGCTACTATAGAACTTTTTGATACAACTTACCAAGATGCAGCAAACCAAATTATAAGAGAAAATCTAAAAAGAGATTTTAAAATAAATGAAGATTTTATACTAAGTGATATTATAAAATCACTCCATGTAAATGGTGTTTATAAAGTAAATTTACAAGAACCTACAACAGATACTTTAACAACTCAAAAAGATGTAATAAAAATAAATAATATAACTTTAGAGTTTGTAGGAGCTAGTTATGAGTAGTATCTTACCACCAAATGCAACAAATAGTCAAAAAGCATTAGAGAGTGCAACTTTAAAAAGATTAGATTTTTCTTTAGAAGATTTAACAACTCTACCACAATATGCACCTGTACAACTTTTACCATACTTAGCACAAATGTTTGATGTAAATATATCAGGACTACAAGAAGCAGAACAAAGAATTTTAATAGCAAATGCACTAGAGATACACAGATACAAAGGTACTTTATATGCAGTTAAAAAAGCTATTGAAGTAAGTTTTGATGAAGCCTTTATTATGGAGTGGTTTGACCACGATAAAAAGCCATATACATTTGATGTAAAAGTAAATATCAAAGCAGATACTTCACTTGTATTTAATGCATCTAAATTTGTAAAAGCTAGAGAGCTTATAAACTCAAGTAAAAATGCAAGAAGTCATTTTGATAATTTTATCATAGAGTTACCAAGTGCAGTAGGAGATATACAAAAAGCAGAAACTGCAAATTTTGATGTAACTCTTGAGAGTAAATTGATAATGAGAGATATTGATAATAACACAGATATATCAGCTGGTACTAATTTCAATATAGACCTTTCATCTCAAGCTTTTTTAAATAAAAATATTGATAACGATATGACAGTTCAACAAGCAACAGGCTTTAATATAGAACTTCAAAGCAAAGTTATATATAACAAAAATTTTTCACAAAATACAATTTTACAAGGGGTAGCAACATGGCAAATTTAACAGCAATACCAACTCAGCAAGGGCTTGATATTTTAAATAGTGAGTTAAAAAAGACAGTTACAAGATTTATTCTTATAGGTTTTGAAACTCACAATAATCCAACTTTACAGGAGGTGTTAGAAACGGATGAGACACTTATCTATGATGACATAAAAGATTTTATCTTCTATGAGTCAAATTTAGAGAGCAGTTATTATGATGATAAAAGTGTATTGACTTTCAATGCACTTATACCAACCGAACAAGACTTAGGAAACTATGTATATGCAGTAGGAATTATTACTGAAGATAACAAATTAGTATCAGTAGCACCTACTCCTAAAATAGCTTTAATAAGTGGTATGGGAGGTACATTTGTAATAAAAGTTGCTGTAAGGGGAACGGCTGGAGAGATAGTTTATAAACATTCAGACTATATCACAGTAGCAGAGTCGCAAGATTTATATTTAGTGCCAATTATAAGAAATACAACACTAAATATATCAATGCAAAACATTTTAATTGAGAAAGGAATAATAACAGATGGCAGAAAATAGTACAGCTCAAGCATTGGGCGAAATGAATGAAAATTTAAAAGTATTGTTAGAAAATTATAACAATGCATTTATAAAGTTAAAAGAGGCAAGTGAAGCTGAGAGAGTGGAGCTTCAAAAAGAGGCAACAAAAGCAAAACAAGCATTAGAAGATTTACTTTCTAGTGGATCAGTTGCAAATGCTTCAAAGATTGGTGGTAAAACATTAGATGAGATAGAGAGCAGTATCAAAGTAGCTTTAAAAAATTATGAAGAAACTTTTAAACAGCTAGAGGATGCAAATGCAAATGATAGAGCTAAGTTTAAAGAAGAGTTAGCAAAAGCAAAACAAAACTTAGAAGATTTACTTGCTAATGCAACAACAAATGTAGTTTTAGTACCAACAATACAAGGTGCTACAAAAGTAACAAATACAAATGATGCCGTATTTAGTTTTGAAAGTGAAAGCTTACTAAGTGGTGCAACTATAAAAGCTTTTGAGATAAAAGTAAATGATGAACTTTATACAGTAACAGCAACATCAAATAAAGCAACTTTTACTCATAAATTTGCTGGAGCTATTGGAGATAAAATCACTTTAGAAGTAACAGCAGTTGATAATTTATCTAACAAATCAGTAGCTAGTATATATAAAGTAGAGATTGTAGATAACCAAGCACCAACTAAACCAACTGTAACAGTTACAGATAAGATGACAAAAGGTGCAACTTCAACATTAAAAATCAATGGCTCAACAGATGCAGATGGAGATAGTATTACTTACTCTATCATAGATACAGGTACTTTTACTTTTAGTAAGACTACAGGTATTACAGAAAATGAAAGCATAGACATAACAGCACCAAATGTTGATAAAGATACAAATGCAAGTTTTAGTGTAGTTGCTGTTGATAGTAAGGGTATGCAGAGTGATTTGTTGAGTGTTTATATTTTAGTAAAAGATGCAAGTGTACTTTACAATACTGTAGATATTTTTGCAGATGGAAGTTGTACTTTTTATGCATCATTTAAAAATAAATGTGAAGATTTTGTTACGGGGAATAACTTAAATGGAGGTAATTATTCATTGTATAAAGGTTTTGTAGAAGTTAATCCTTCTAACGGAGCAGGTTCTACTTTTCCTCTTCCAAATATATTAAATAGTTCAGTGTTCTCTGTATCTTGTTTGATAGATATTCGTGATTTTTTTCATTCTGAAGGTATGGCATTAACTGATAATGATAATAATGGATTTAATATTGGATATAAATATAGAAGTGGTATATCTGTAGCTAGAGGTAATACAAGTCCTGATGTTCCAACTCCTTCAGGTTTTTTACATTATTACTTAGAGAGAAATAATACATCTTTTACAGGAGTAGTTTCAGATACTTTAGGTAATGAATTATCTAGGGTTAATATTAATTATTCAGATTACTCAACTGATTCTATATTAACTTTATGTGATAGCACTAATGGTATAAAACCTGATTCTTGTTTAAAGACACATTCTTTGTTTAAGAATTTAAGAATTTTTGATAGATGTCTAACATCAAAAGAATATAAATTATTAGCACAGGAGGCATAAAATGATATTTAAAGTAAATACAGATAAATCATTAATTCAAATTCATATACCATTAGAAGATGAAGATGTTTTTTTAAGAGCACAGAAAAATGGTAAATTAGAATATATCAAAGTGTTGAAAGCAGAACTTCCGAAATATAGTGGAAGTTTGAAAATAAATAAACTTTTTTATAAAAGAGTAGATGAAAAGATAATTTTAGATATAGATCGTATTTTAAATGCTTGGATAGATAAACTTTATTTACAAATAGAGTCTATTCTTTACTTAAAATACCCACAATCTAAACAATCATCTGATTTAGCAGATAAGCTTTACTTTGAAAATGCACTCAAAGCAAAAGGTGTTAAAACTTTAGAAAAAACTATTGTTACAAAGATAACTGCTTTTAATGATGGTAAAACTTTCGATGAAATCTTAGATGGTGTTGCAGATGAAAACAAAGAAGCTATGGCACAACTTTTAAAAGTAGGTATCAGAATAAGTTGGGTTCAAGCTTGTAAAAGTGAACTTAAAACAGCTATTGCTGAAAATAGAGAACCAGTTTATCCTGAGTTCCCTGAAATATAAGTAGTTGCAAATGATAGTAAAACTTTATGCACCTTTATCTTATTGGAAAGGTCTTAAAGATGGCAAGGTTAAAAAGGTATGCAATGGGTGTGGTGCTAAACATGGGATTAAATTTTCACCTTTATTTTTTGGTTTAAATATGACTATGTGTTGTGATATCCACGACTGGATGTATCACGAGGGTAAATCTAACAATGATAAAGATATAGCAGATAGAGTTTTTTTAAACAATATGTTGAGAGTTATAGAGGCTAAACCCTCTAACTCTTTTATTGAGTCTCTTAGAAAGAGCCGTGCTAAAAGTTATTATTTAGCTGTAAAACTTTTTGGTGGTAATGCTTTTTGGGACGGAAAAAATCTAATAGAAAATTATAGAGAGGTAAGAATATGAGTAACTTCGGTACAAATGTAGTCATAGGTGCTAAAGCTTCAAGACCTATTTTTATTGAGAGTCAAACTCCAATATTTATAGTAGGTACTGTTGTTTTATCAACTTTAACGGCTGGAACAGATAAAGATGGTAAGCCAATAATAAATAAAGATTTACAGGCAAAAATAAAAGAAAATGATGGACTTCTTTTTTATGGGAAGTCTGATGATGCAAAAGCTGATTTTGTAGAAAGTACAGGAACACTTAGAAATGTTTTAGATGGTATCACAGACCAGAATGTATCTACAAAACTAATTATTGCAGTAGTAAGTATCACTAAAGAGCAATCAGAGAAAAAAACACCTGAAGAGTTTTATGATACTCCAGCAATTAAATCAAACATCATAAAAGCAATAGCTGGAGCAAAAACAGCAACTGCACTTTATGGTACTAAATCAAATCTTTTAATTGCTCCAAGATTTAGCCATGATTTAGATGTAAAAGCAGAGCTTGAGAGTGTAGCTTCTTCTTTATCAGCTACTGCTATTGTAGATTTAAATGCAACTGATGAAGCTGATGCAACAGTTAAGATGAAAAACTACGGTTCAAAAAGATTATTGGTTTGCGACCCTTATGTAAAAGTATGGGATACAAAACTTGATAAAACTATCACAGAACCATCAAGTGCAAGAGTAGCTGGAATGATAGCTCATACAGATAGTTTAAAAGAGTATGGGTGGGCTGACATCCCATCAAATCAAGTTATGCAAGGTATTAGTGGTACTAGTAGAGTTATAGAGTTTATCTATGGTCAAGAGTGCGAAGCTGATAGATTAAGAACTTTAGGTATTACAACAATTATAAATATACAAGGTTTTAGACTTTGGGGTTTTGATACAACTGACCAAGATTTTATTTGGAAAAGTTTACAAAGAGTAAGAATTTTTGACAGAGTAGCTGATGCAGTTTTAAAAGGTTTGTTTTGGGCTATTGATAAAAGAGCAGACCAACTTATCTATGCAAAAGAGAGTGCAGAGGGCTTACTAAGAAGCTTAAAAGGTGCAAATGTTTTAGTTGGATATGAAGTTTTTTGGCATCCTGAAAAAAATACAAAAGAAGCTTTAACAGCTGGTAAATTTTACCTTGTAGCAGATTTTCAAAATATGCCAACAGTTAATCGTTTAGAGATTGAGTGTAACTTCGTAGATAAACACTCAGGTGTACTAATGAAAATGATAGGAGCATAAGATGGCACAAGAAAATAAACAACTATTAACAGGTCTTAATCTAAGTATTTTGGGTGTTGGATATTTTGGTCGTATAGATAATATAGACCAACCAGATTTAGAGTTTGAAGTTGTAGATGATGTTAGTACAGGAAGATTAAAAACTATGTTTTTAACTATGAAGCTTGGCGAATATAATGAAACTTTATTAGAACAAGTAACTCAAAATAACATTAAAGATAATGATAAAAATGCTTTTGTAATTAAAGGTAATATCAGACAAAACTCAAAAGATATTCCTTTGATGATAACTGCTAAAGGTGAAGTTCATACAGTAAAAGATGGAACTTTGGAAGTTAAAAAAGCTTCACAAAGAGAAATGAAAATTAAATTAAGTTATTACAAAAAAACTGTAGCTGGAAAAGATGAAATTATAGTAGATGTTCCAAATGAAATATTTAGCATAAATGGAAAAGACCAGTATGCTGATTTTAGAGCAAATGTATTAAGCTAGTAGTTGTGGCATTCGTGAGATGTAAGACCATTAAAATTTTTTAATAACAAGGAGATGTTATGGCAAAAGCAACATTTACAGAAAATGAGATGGCTCACGAACTAAAAACGAGAGCTGAAGCAAAAGGTATCAATATATCAA